GCGGAAGTGGCAAGGAGGTTGGTGATCGTGGCCGAGGCACTGGTGAGCGTGGTGATATTGGCGGAAGCGACACTCAAATTGCTGATAACAAGGCTCGTCAGCGTGAGGTTCGTGATCGTCGCGGAGGTCGCCGTCAGTTGCGTGATGGTCGCGGAGTTGGAACCGAAGTCCGCAATGTAATTAAGACCATTCACCACGTCCGTGCCGTTTGATGTCAGCACGACCTTTTTACCCGCAGGCACCGACACACCCGTCTGGCCCGACACCTTCACAGTCACCGCACCGGTGCTGTTATTGAAGATGAAGTACAGTTTCTTGTTAGACGGGACAATCAGGTTGGTGTTCGTACCACCCGTGCCGGTCAACTCAATGTACATATTGCGGGCTACGCCCGTGGCACCGTTCGGGATGGTGATCGTCGTGTCCGTACCCGTGGATACAGCCTGAGTCACATAGCCTGAAATCGCCTGTTCGATCAGGGTTCCGAGGTTGGTATTTGTGGTATTACCCCACGACCCGGCTTGGTCGCCAGTTCCAATCAATTCGAGGGCCAAATTCTGGGAGTACGTTGACGACACGGCTTATGCTCCTATTAAAGATGGGCCACGTTTCCGATTAAGGAGTTGGCTCAAATAACCCTGATCTATCCCCAAGTCTTTTGCAACATGGGTCTGTTTTTCACCGGCTTTTACACGCGCAAGTGCGCCTAAAACATATCCCACAGGGTACTTACTATTCCCCCGATGCTTGCGCGGCACCTTACCATTTCTACGCCCAAGCCGGATACGTTCAATTTGTTCAGGCGTACGTTTAACACCAAGGCGTTTCTGCCTCGCCCTTTCAACGGCTTCCCTTGGCATTTTTCTGCCAATCGCTGCAACACTTAACTTGCGCCGGGTTTCTTCCCCAACAGGCGGTTTGTTTTTGGCGCTTTCGGACATTTTGCGGCGGGCTTCGTCTGAATGCTTTTTACCCTGCATAGGGTGAGGATTACCGGCTTCATACCAAGCCTTAACCCGCGCACGCATTTTCTCCAAGGCTTCAGGTTTCCACTTCAGACCAAACACCCCTTCGCCACCAAGCGTCTGGTTATACCCATTAGCCGTAGCATACGAATTGCATTCCGTAATAAAACGTTTCTCTGCTTCTAGCAGATCCGCAAGACTTGCGGCTTCATGGATAGTCTCTATCAAAAATGCTTCTTTTCCATACTTACGCATGGCCTTGTACAGGTAGTAATTCACATTCTTCACAAACGCATTGCACAGGTGTGCCTTCCACCGAGACCGAACCGATTTGGTCGTAATCCCGATGTAGACTTTTCCATTCACCGTGTTTGTGATTTTATAAACAAACAACCTTCTGTCCTCACGCCGCAATCTGTGTCCAACCCGGACTTTGCGCCGTATTGATATCGTTCCAATTCGCCGTTTGAGAAGTGCCTATACCCGTCCAATTCGCGTTCTGGTTGGTGTTGACAATCACCCAGATATTAACAGCGCCTACACTACCAGTTGCGGATACCCCAGAGACTACAACATTTGCCCCCGAGGATGTAGTAACCGACCCAACCTGCCCCGTCGCTTGCACTCCGGTAACAGGAACCAAAATGCTAAGCAGAACATTGACCGTGCCAAGCGCCGTTGTACCTTCAACGCCCGTAACGGAAAGAACCTGATCTGTAACGACGAAGACATCGCCAACTTGACCTGCCGCCTGAACGCCCGTAACCGGAACAACTGCCGCTGCAGCAACAAGGACATCCCCAACCTGACCTGTCCCAGTAACGCTCGTGACAGAAACATTCGCAGCCGCATTAACCGTAACCGTGCCAACGGCACCCGTAGCCTGAACGCCTGTGACCGCGAGAACCTGATCCGTCTTAACGAAGACCGTACCGGTCTGACCCGTAGCCTCAACACCCGTAACAGGAACAACCGCCGCCGCAGCAACCGTAACTGTTCCGACCGCGCCCGAGGCCTGAACCCCCGTAACGACAATGACCTGATCGGTGACAACAAAGACCGTGCCAACCTGACCCGAAGCCTGCACCCCGGTGACGGGGACATTCGCAGCCGCTGCGACCGTAACATCGCCAACTTGACCCGTGGCCTGAACGCCTGTCAGCAGGACTACTGCAGACGCAGCAATGCTTACCGTCCCGACTTCACCAGTCGCGGTAAGATTTGAGTAACCCTGCCCCCAACCTTGTTCGCCCCAGCCTACGCCAGAAGCGTTCCAACCGTCGAAGGCGACAATGACGCCAGCCACGGCCTTTGCCTATCTAATTAGGCGATACGAAGGATCGCAGTCGTCGAGGCAGCAGCCGGGAACTGAATGGTGAAATTACCAGCGGTCGAGGTCTTATCCCCGCCAAACGCCAGCACCGCCACCGCCTTGTTGCCTTGGGTCGCGTTATAAATCAACGCACCGTTCGACGTAAGCGTGGCACTGTCCCAAGTTACATCGTCAAAGTCGAGCCAAGCGGTCGTGCTGGTCGAAGTCGGAGCCTGCGAAATCGTCAAGGTCTTGCCACCCGCCGTGTAGTTCGTACCCGACGAAGACACCTCATCCGAAGTCGTATAGGCGGTCGTAGCCGCGCTCAACGTAGCCGAAGAGGTATACAACGCAATCTTGAACGTATCTGCAGCCGTCGAAGCACGGACAACGCCCGAACCAAAGTTGTGGACGCCCTCAAGGATCTGTACCTTGAACGACGTAGCCATTGCCTGAGTGATAGCCATCTCAATCTCCTAAACGCTTTGCAGCGTCATTAAAACCATTTTCAAGCAGGAAACGCCGCACATTCATCCGCTCGGACTTCCTTCGTTTGTATACGAAGGATACGGGTTGCAGCCCGTTCAGCAATCTCTTCGGGAGTATAGCCCCGGTTGCTCGTGGTTTGGACAAATACCTGCCCAAGTTCCATATCCCCAGTCATCATGTGACAGGCACCCTAACTTGACCCGAACGGTACGCATCCTGACGATCCAGCCCATCACCGAGGCGCTTCAACTGACCCAAGGCTTCCTGATACTTGGCCTCGTAGTTCTGCATCATGTCCCCCTCACCCTTGAGGTAGGTATACGCCTCACGGAGCGACCCATAGAGCAGCACCGTCTCAAAGTTATCACCAAGCCATGACGTGCCAGCCGTGACAATTGAAGGGGGGTAATAGTAGTAATGCAGTTCTGCCGTGTATGCTAGATCGGGAGTCGGCCCCAAGATCATTGAGGTATTGTTCCAAATCGCATAGTACTTGGGCTTGCCATACGAGTTAGGCGGCGGGTACGACGCACGGATGAAGTTCACGTCTTTGTTTAGCAGGTACTCGTACTCGCCCGACACCGGATCAATCACGGCTAGCGAAAAGGTCGAAAGCCAGTCCGAGGGCAACTGGAAGTACTGAAAGTTCTGCGTCATGACGCCGGTCACGTTCTTCCGAATAGCCGGAATCTGTACCGTGTTGTAAATCCGCTCTTCCGCCAACTGAACAAAAGTCGGGATATTGGCAACGAAGGACTGCTCCGTTGACTCACAGTAGTCTTGAATCAGTTGGGAAAGCTGCGAATAAATCATGTCAGCGCGACCCGCGCTCCTTACCTTGACGCATCAAAACGCCGGCCAAGTTACGCTTCGTTAGGTTGATCTGAGACACGAACTTCTTGCCCTTCGTCGCGGCACCGGCACCCTGCATGTCCATGTGAGTCACGCCCACGTTGACATCTTTGTCGGGATAACCGTTTTCGCCCGTCGGAGCAGGATTCGGCTCAGGCTGCTTGTACTTACTGATTGGGTCATTACTCCAATCGAAGAATTTGAAATCAGGCTTACCCATGTGAATTACCTCGGGCCAGACGAGCCACGCATCGGGCTACGCTGATTCATAACCTTGGCCATGCCCCGACCGTACTTCTTCATTTCTGCATTGGTCTTACCGCCAGCACGCATCTTTTTCGTCCCGTGCATGGAACGCTCATGCCTGCTAACTTCTTCCCGCGCAATCTTACGCATACCGTCTTTCATCTCAGTCTCCTAGGTCGTTACGACCGTTACCGTTCCGACTTCACCCGCCGGAGCCAATGTGTTAGGGGTCAATTCTGCATCAAACGAACTTGCTCCGCCCACCGGGTTCCAGCCCCATTGGATCATTCTACTACCGCCCGCACCGTTGTTACCTACTTCAAAATAACTCAAGTCAGGTCGCGGATTACGCAACGCTTGTGGGTCATCAACTGGATACAGACCAAGAGACAACTGCGGTTGATCGGCTTCCCAACACTCCGGACAAACCCAGATATTTACGTTCTTGGTCTTGATCACCAAAGACTTCAACTGCCGCAACTTGTAGCGAAACCCACATCGGTCGCACTCCGCAATCGCGTGCTTGCCACTTGCAAACCTGTTCGGCATTAGTAGCCACCCAAGAAACTCTCACGCGGTACAAACCGAACAGCCGCCTTCTCACGGTCTTCGCCCGCAGCCAGATCCCAAGCCTCGTCATACTGAGCCTTGAGCGTTGCCGTTCTTGCCTCGGCCCCCGGTATCTTCATCGAGAGCATATAGGCCAAACCTGCAACCATGCAGGGCAAGAACCGGAACGGAATATCCTGACCGTTAGAACCCACACCGGGGTCAAACATCCGGCGCAGTCTTGTGTAGACGAGCGTCCACGTCGTCGTGTTGTCAGGCTTCGGCCATACCGTGTACTGCGGATAGACCACGACGTTATCAGCACCCGTCGCACCCGTACGACGATTAATCCAGATCTGGATCGGACGCCCCGTCGCATTCTTGTTAGGGATCGAAAGGTAGGTACTGGATGAGATGCGCGTGATGTTGATGTCTTGCTGGCTCGTACCAGACCCGGTGCGAATCACGTGGTCAAGCAGGTCAACCGTATCCACCGGCAAGTCATAAGTCCCAACGTTGTAAGACAGCGTGTGCGTGCCAGTCTCCAGCGTCCAGAGATTGATGCCCCGATTCGCCCAGTCCATCAACAACAAGGCAAGACTACGCTTAGACGTACGGAAATCGTAACCCGTACGCAGTTCGGCCCCGCACCTCTCATACGCTTCTTCAATGATCGTATTGAGATCGAGGTTGA